CAACCTAATTCGTTTATAGAATAAGAATATTTTATGTCGGGAATGTTTATAGGATTATAAATATACAAGTCATCTATTGGACTATCAGTTGTAAGAGTTCCAGAACTTGCTGTCAACACTTTCACATAGTCTTTATACTTACCTTTTAAATATGTTCCTTCAGTTGGATAATTTGTTTGTGGAGTTCCAATACTTTGCAAAGTATAGTCGTAGGTATATGTAGTAATACCATCTACAGTAGTTTCTGATTGAGTACTCTCTGTTATCTCAAATCCATCTATACTATTACCAGAAACAGTAGCATATAACCCTGGTGTCCCTATCGCCTCGTCTCTAACAGAAGTTATAGTAGAATTAAAAGTAATTGACAACACGTCGCCTAACCAGTTCTTAACATCGATATCCCAATTATCACTCTTATATGGAAAGAAAACAGAAGATGATCCAAATATTATATCTTCAATAGGAGCAAATGGAGTAGCATTTGACAATATAACTGAAGATTGTCTACCAAACTTATCAGCCAATATAACACCTACTTGATAAGTTCTATTTTGTTTTAATGTATGATTTGGGTATTCATACCAAGAAGTTCTTGGTGCGTTTTTTTCAAGTACTTGTATATTATAGTTTAGGTTTTGCGGAGGAGTGCTTTGATTCACGAAATTACCATACATTATTCTATTACCAGAACTTTCTTGAGCTAAAGCTCTTATAGGTACTTTGTCATATACCCTGATTGTTTCAGCTTCTTGTAATGTCTTTTTTGGTTTTTGAGAATTATAAGTATATGTATATAGATTCGTAGTTGTCGATGCTTGTTGTACTACTGATATAGGTATGGTTTCCACAACCTTAACGGCTAAAGAGTCTGATTCTTTGTACAATATATCTATAGAATCTATTTTATAAGACGCAACTATATTATTACCTGTGTCTGGAAGTTCTATGTGTAATCTAACACCATTAACTCTATTTTGCATCCATTCAAGTACCGTAGAAGCATAAGCAGCTTCTTCGTCTCCGTTTATAAAATATCCTTTTTGTAAAGGTATAAATATAGGTTGAGTAAAAGGAGCCATTAACGAGTATTCATTATCGTCAAACTTAAACCTATAACTAAATCTAACGAACTTATCAATTAAAAAATTATCGTTACCATTGACATTACTGTTATCAGAAGAGTTAGTCATTGTTGTTCTATAGAACGTTAAATCAGATTCCGCTGCTATCGTCCAGTTTCCAGCAATATATACTTCTTGTACACCTAATACTGGTATACCTTTTTTTATTACAACAGCGGCATCTCCAGCAAATATACCTAAATCTTCGTTTACTAGTTGATCACCTAAAGCCAAATTATTCACCTCAGATACTTCTATTATTGTTTGACCAAGAAATTCAGTACTTATAGCATCTATTGTAGTTACGTTTACTTCTTCATATAGCGTAGGTGATTTAAAAGGAGCGTATTTTGCTACAGATATTTGTTCTGTGTTAGTATAATATGGAGTTGCTGAAGTTGCAGGGTGATTTAAAGCGGTACCTACATTTATTTTTCTTGGTTGGTTTCTATTATCAGTCCAAAACAGTAAGTTTTCTATTAAGTTTACGCCTGTTATTAAATTTGTTGTAGAAAAATTTAAAAATTCTCCTTCTACGAGCACTGTATAAGGTGCCGCATTACTAGAAGCGTTATATACTGTTATCTTCATTTCACTACCTACCGATGGTAGATTTATCAATGATGGTGTTGGATCTGTGTAATCTGTTAAGAACTGAAATATTCTAGAGTTTTCATTATCTACAAAATAACCAATACATACTAAGTTATTGTTTGTTTCAAAAGGAACTGTTCCATTAGACCCAGGCATTGTTAATAACGAGTTACCTAATACGTTTTGTAAAGAACCAACACTCTTGTCTTCTGATTTACCAACAGATATATTCAATGCGTCTCTGTATTCTCCATTAGGTAATAATCTATCATCAAGATCTTTATTCATTTTACCTCTTAGAAAACTATTTTTTGTTTCAGCCATTTTTTTAGTGTTTAATCCATTTAGATTGTCCTCTTAATACTTGAGTAATTTCTTCTAGTTTTATATTGGAAAGTCTTATTTTGGCATTTCTTAATTTAGCGCTTTTTTCTTGTTTTAATCTATTTACTAAATATTCAGGTTGATTTGCTCTAGTTGATATAATAGCATGTAAGATGTAAGCATACATGGCTTCTTCTGCTAATTTAGGTACTCTAGAATCTAAGTCATAAGCAAGTCCATCAGAAATGTATTCTAATACTATTAATTTACCGACTAAGTCACTACTAAAAGATATTTTACCTTCTCTATCGTTCATGGTGAAATAGCCATTAGAATTAGCATATTGTGGATCTATTCCGTATCTTCTACCATAGAAATAACTTTGTAACCACATGTCTCCATTATACCAGTCTCCAACGAAGTCATTAACATCAAACTGTGATCCTAAGTAGTCGTTATTTCTCCATCTTTCTTCTGTAATAGAAGTTCCTTCTATATTATCATTGAAGTTGTCTTGTATAGGTACACCTCTAGAATCTTGTATTGGAACTTCATAAGGACTAATAGTTATGTTGTTGGTTGGATATATAATATGTTTTACACCTGAAAAGTCTATCCAAGACATTCTAACGTAGTTTACATAGTCTTGCGGTATAACTACACTTAAACTGTTTGGTATAGTTAGTTCTTGTGATTTAATACTTTTTAAAGTATCATAACTAAATTCTTGCATACTTCTTTTAGCGTGGAATATTACATCAGTTCTTTTAACAGAACCTATTAACTTTCCAGTGCCTACATAAGCAACCATGAAGTTGTTTATAATATCATTTAGTGTAGAATAAGAATATCCACCATAATTTTCTTCAACTATGTTACCAAAAGCGTCTTTATCACCATAATTTCCGCCATCTAGTATCTTTAATTGAACAACATAGTAACCAACACTCCATGTGCTTGGAGCAATTCTTGATATAGAGTTCTTTTCAACTTGGTACGCTGTTAGTACTTCGTTGAAAGATCCCGTATATCCAGTAACACTATAGTAAAGTTTAAAATTATTTAAAGCATAATCAATTTCATTTTCGTCCCAACTACCAAATACTAAATCAGTATTAAAAGTGGTGTCAAGGTATTTATCACCTAGTTCAACTTTAAACCCTTGTGCTCCTTCGTAGTACTGTCTATTAGTTTCGGTTATGAGACCGTTGTTTGGAGTTGGCATATTTTTTTAGCTTTTTGAATTAGTGATTTCTGCTTGGGCTTGTTGCGCGGCAACTTGTATTATTTGTGGATCTTTTATAACTATACCAGAATAAAGTAGTATTCTAGTTATTAAATTAGTTTGTTCTGATGAGTGTAAGTCAAAGTCTCTTGAACCTAGATTAGTGTTTGGATCATAAGAAGTTGGATCGTAAACATACTGATAATTAGGAGATTCAATTGTAAAGTTCCATATTGGATTTAAAGGTTTTCTTATGTAAGTACATGAGATATCACTTTGTATCGTCGTGGGATAAACACTTATGTTGAAGTTTTTATAAGTGTAAACTGGCCAATATTTAGAAGGTTTTGTTATAGGCGACAAGTTAAATTCTAATAGTTCATTTGGTTGAACATACTGTACTTCTTTTTCGTTGTCATATATAACTGTACCTAGTCTATATAATTCATTAGAATTTAATACAGGAGTAAATACACTAGAAGCATAAACGCAAGTTGCGACTTCTTGAAATATAGCTATTCTTTGTTCTAAACTCTTTACACGATTGGCATATTCACTGTCGTTATCAGGAACGCGTAATTGTTGATTTAAGTCTTCAAAATACTCGTTAAATATTTCAAGTTGAACTTGAGCCGCTGTTCTATTAAACTCGTCAGGAGTTAAATAACCTCTTTGTTCTTTATTAATAATTAACAAAACAGTTCTATAAACTGTATCTACATTTACTGCCATATTTTATATTTATTATAGTATTAAGGCGATAACTGAGAGCTATCGCCTATATATACTAATATTACATATTATTTTAATTTTTTCTCTATAGACTTAAAGACTAACATGCCTTCATCTGTCTTAAAAAATGCTGCCATTGCCGAATATGGATTTTCATCAAAAGGCACTGTCATTAATTTTCTATCATTTTCACCCCACATAAAAGTTCTTTGGTCATGTGATAGTTTTATGATATTTGATTCTGTAGCTCTAATCGCTAAGTTCCTAAGTTGAACGTTATCGTCATTTGCTAATTCTAAGAACAAGCTAGGATTTCTTCTAGCAAATAACAGTAAATCTCTTTTTACTTCCTTAGAACTCATCTTATTGACTCTAGAACCAACTTCTACGCGCACGATAGCTTCTGCTTCGTCGATTTCCATTTGAAAAGCAAGATTCATTGCTTCAACTTCTAATTCTAAGTAATCTAAATCATCTTCTGCTTCTGCTGTAGGATCAAACTCAGTGTATTTAACACCTAAACCTGGGTGATATAATGACAATAGTTTCTGTAGGTTTTGCTTTTCTTTTGGAACATTTAAAATTCCATTTTCAAAAATTATATGACCTAATGTTGCTTGTCCTTTTTGATCTTTAATTAAAGGTGAATTTTGATTTGTAGCATATCTTATTTCTTCTTGTTCGCCTGTTACTTTGTCAAACCATAACAATGGATATCTAAGAGTGTGTTTTCCTTGTAGAGTATATGTTAATGGAGCATGACTATCAGCTATTACATAGGTTCTATCTTTTATCTCCCAACTAGTTTTTGTTGGTTGAAATGTATTTTTTTGTTTAGTAGTTACTTCCACGGTTTCATTGACATTATCGATGTCCTGTACTGTAACTTCTGGTTTTACACTAGATAGTGTTGCTTGTTTTTTTATTTGTGTCATAATATAATATAATTAAATAGTTTTTTAAAAGGTAATAATTACCCCCGTAATTTCAACGAGGGTAATATCACCATGTTTTTATACTGATGCAGTAAACAATACGAAGTTGTTAGCTGCTTGTGTGATTAAACATCTTTCAGATAAAAAGTGTACTTGCATTGCATCAAGATCAGAAGTGTAAGCACCTCCAACAGATCCAGTGATCCAGTTTTTCATTCTTCTGTCATCAGCTTGGTTAGCTCTGTAACGAACGTGTAAGAAAGGTCTACGGATGTTAGTACCTAATTGTTGATCATATACTGTAGAAGTTCCTGCTGGAACTAAGATACCATCAATTGAAGTATTAGCCATACCACCACGAGTAGAAGCATCGTTTAAGTATTTCCAGTCTGTTTTGTAGAAATCGTAAGATCCACGACGGAAACCAGAGAAACCTAAGTTCAATGCCATTTGCTCAGAGTTTTCAAACAATCCGTAAGCAACACCACCAGCAGCGCCAGCAGATAAAGAAGCCAACATATCGTCAAAATCAAGAGAAGTTGCTCTGTTCAAGAAGAACATGTTTTCTTCAATTGCTCCTTGAGTATCTAAGTTTTTCAAAATAGAATCAAAGTCACCTAAACCAGAAGAAGCAGTAAAGTTATTTACAACATTACCTCTTTCTTTAACAGCAGAGAAAAGACCTTGAGTTCCTTTGATGTTCTCACCTGATCCAAGTGTAGAACCACCAGAAACTAATTCACCTTCAATAACAGACATTTCCAAGTAATCTTCGAAACGCAATCTTGTTTCAGATTCAGCTTTCAAATACCACAAGAAACCTCCAGTGCCATCTTCAGTAGCTACTTCAACCCATCCAATCTGAGCAGTGTCAGAACCAGAGATTTGGTATCTTTCTTTAATGATGATAGGAGAGTTACTGTATTGAGTAAAAGAAGGAGTAACAGAGTTTAATGTTTGATCTGTAGTACCTTTTTTAAATTCAGAACCGTATACAAAGATCTTAAGATCTGTAGCGCCAGTGAAAGCTACAACGTTACCAGCACCAGTAGTTAAATCTAACTGAGTATAAGGTTTAACGGTGATAACAGCTGGGTTAGTTGCTCCACCTGACCCAGTTGTAGGATTTGCAGTAGAAGCAGTAACATAAACTTTAAGTTCTTTTCCAGTAGAAGGACTCATAACTACTAATGTTTGACCTACTGAGATAACGTTGTTTACGAAGTTAATACCAGTACCACCAGTTACGAAGGTTAAAGTAGTTGCAGAAGCACATGTTACATCTTTGTAAGCAATGTGTAATCTATTTTGTTCAGACCAAACTACTTGATCAGAAGACATAGGCATTTCAGCTCCTACCATGCGTAAGAATCCAGAAAGAGTTCTGTTTCCAAAACGCTCTACTTCTGCTTCGTAGATTTCTGGTAAGTATTGTTGCGCGAAATTATTGTCACTTCCGTCTGTAAAGTTCAAGTAATTTGTTTCTAGCGCTTGTTGTTTTTGACTCGGTTTAATTGTACCGAACTGAGGCGTTACATTTGCCATAATTGTTTAATTTTTAATTGTTAAATTTCTTTGTTTGTATTCTTAATTTCGAAGAATCAAAACCGCTGATAGCTTTAACTTTTAAACCATTGATAAATACTTCTCCAGACGCTTGTCTAGGTTGGTTTTGACCTGGGTTTTTTGAGTTAGTAACAACTTCTTTTATCGCGTCAGCTTTTCCTTGTTCGTAAAAGTGTTGAGCTATCTTGTCAGAATTCATGGCAGTATATAGAGCTTTGTGATAACTTTTCGTGTCATTAACGTTTCCGTCTTTATCCAGGAACTTCCCAATAAAATTGTTAATGTCTGATTGTTTCTCAACCATTTGCTCGCTGTTTTGAACAGAATATCTAAATCTTTTTTCACCTAAGTTGTATTCAAACCCTTGAAAATCTTCAGTGAATAGTTTTTTAGTTTCTTGTTTAAACCTGTCATGTCTTTGTTTAGACTCGTTTTCATTCTTCTTGTATCTGTTAAAAAAGTCAGAAGCCTCTTGTTGTTCTTTGGTTACGCCAGGTTTCAACTTGATCTCGTCGTAGTATTTATCCTTTATCAACTCTAAATGACTCTTAGCTTTAGCAACTTCTTCTTTAAAAGCAAGTTTCTTTTTTCTAATATCTCGCTCTTCTTCTAAATCCTCATCATATTCAAAGTTGTCTTCCATTAAGAATTGGATTTCGTCTTTATCTAAGTGTGGTTTAGTTCTTTTATAGTATTCTCTTAATAGTGTTTTTTCATCCACGTTAGAGTAATCTGTGTTTAATCTTACATAGTCTTCCACAGTTCCACCAGTTTCTTCCATAAAAGTAACTAGTTTTTCTATGTTTTCTGGTAATACTTTAGTAAACTGTGGTTCAATAATATCTACCTTTTCATCTACCTTTTCATCTGTTATTTCTTGAACAACTATTACTTCCGGTATTTCTTGTGGTTCTATTTTAAGTTCTTCTATAACAACTTCTGACTCTACATTAGGTATTACAACTTTTGTTACTTCTTGTTCCTGGTGTGGAACAGAAAAGTCTACCTTTACAACAGGGTTTTCTTTTGTTAGATCTCTAGGTTTTTTCGGTTTTTGAATTTTAAATTCTCCTTCTTGTTTTACGATGTCTTGCATAATATAATATAATTAAATAGTTTTTAACTTGTTTTTATAATCCTTCTAAACCAGTAAACTGTGCTGATTCAAAACTTTGTGGTAAAGAATTATTTTTTCTCTGTGTCACTAGTTCAGATTGTTGAGACGCTTGTATTCTTGTTCTTTCGTCTTTCCTATCTTCAGCTTGCTGTAGGTTTTGAGTATCTGTCTTAGATTTTAATTGGGTCAACTGCATGTCATATTGAAACTGTTGTTCCATCATTTGTCTCTTCAATTGCATCTCTGTTTGCATCTTCTCCATATCAAACTGAGATTTAGCTCTTTCTATGTTTATAGTTTCTTGAGTTAATGCTTGTTGTTTTTGAACTTCATACAAAGCCGCTTGCTGTGCTGTCTGTTGATTCGCTTGTGCCTGCGCTTGTATGTTAGCCATTTGAGCTTCTTGAGCAGCTTTTTGTTTTTTAGTTTTTCTTAACTTTAGCATTTGATTTGCTAATTTTAAGTTTCTTATTTGTCTAATGTCAATAGCATCGTCTAAATCAATACTACCACTTTGTAAAGCTACTTGTATGTTTTGCTCTAACATTGCTTTCTCTTCGTCATCTGGTTCTAGTTCTAGATATATACCAAAGTCATGAAGATTTAAATTCTTTATCTCTCTTAAAGTATGAGTATTATACGTTGTGATACTTTGTTCTAAAACTTTAGCAGTTAAAGGATAATCTAAACAATCAGCAACTCTAAGAGATACGTTCTCACAAGTTCTAAGCGTTAAAAACAAACTAGAGTGAAGTAAGTGTTTAGTAGCAGTATTAGAAGCATTTGCTGCCATTTTCTGTAAACCAACTAGAGCATCTTTGTCTGGCATACTTCCGTCACGAGCTTCGTTTAATCCAGTTACATCTCTTATCATTTGTAGATAATATTGATATGTTTGTATTAAACTAGCTATTTTAGCTTGACCAGAAGAACTAGTTAATTCCTGTATTGGAACTCTAGCGCTATTCATACCACCGTCCTGAGTTAAAGATCTACCTATTATACTACCAGTTTGAAAGTACATATTTAAAGCTTCTGCAGGATTATAGTTTGTACCATTTCCTAAATCAATCTCTGACAAACCATCTATATCAAGAAAAACCCCATCTGGAATTATTCTAGACATTACTTGTTGTAGTTTTAAATGCGTTAACTGAATCATGTCTGCAAACCCAGTTATTTTGTTAACAGTAGAGTCTATTCTACCTTTGTACATTCTAGGAGCAGATATAACATAATTCATTTCTACTTTAGTAGTGTCAGCGTAAGGTCTAGTCATATTCTCTGACAGTTTCCATTCTAACATTGTATTCGTTCCAAGTATTTTAGCACCAGTGTATAAAACTTCTATAGTTCTAGATACTCTTTCGAAGTTATCGTTTTTTGGTGGATTAAAATCATCTGTTTTTTCTATAGCTTTTTCTAAACCATTTTCACCGTATTTTATTTTAAAAACTTGATTTATATATGTTTTATATTCAAAATATAGTACTTGAACAGTATTTTCATCGTAATTACCCCAACCAGTTATATACTGTCTGTTACCTGGCATTTGTTGTATTCTTTCTAATTCTTTATCTGTAATATTAGGGAACTGTTTTTTTAGTTCTGCAATAGTTACCGCTTTCGCTTCTCCAACATAGTATATGTCTTCAAAGTTTGGATCTTCTGAATATGAGTAAACTAAATAAGCTGGATCCACGTATTCTACTTTTATACCTTCGCTTACATTGAAATTTGTTTTAACACAAGCAATTCCTAAGACAGTTAGGTCGTAGTTTAATCTTCTACGAGTTAAGTCCCATTTATTGTTAGCTAATACACTATTAATTGCTTCTTCTTCTGCTATTTCTATAGACTGTTTATATGACAGTTGCATGTGTAAATCTAGTTCTTCTTTAGATTCTGGTAACTCATCTTGAGATAATGGTGAAGCAGCAAAATCTATTCCAGTAATGCTTTTAGCCTTGTTTAAAAGATCTTTAGAATACATGTCTCTAAGTATTGACTTAGCGTACGACGTTCTAGCTTGTAAAGATTCTTGATCTTGAGCATAAGCTTTAATATCATAAGTTTTCTGGGACATGCCATTAACTACTATGTCTACAAACTTAGATATAACAGGAACTGGTTTCCAATCTATGTTTAAATAAGATAAATCACCGTTTATAGCTAGTTCATCTTTATACTTTTGAACAGATTGTTCTCCTCTAGCGTATAATCTTAATTGATGAAAATTATTCCAATTAGATAAGTATCTATTGCCGTTAGTTCTACCTTGATCAAACCATTCTCTTTCAATAGCTCGTGATACTTGTAGTCCATATTCTTCAGAGTTTTTAACAGCATCAGGTACTACCTGACTTGGAAAAACACTATTTGTATTGGTGTATATGTTCATTTATTATGTATTTTTGATGAAGAACCAGTATTGTCGTATTTTCTAATTCCTAAATTATAAACCTGTCTAATTAAAGCATTAGAAGGAGCATATCTATTTTTATTACAAGCCATTATAGCTAAACCAGAACTAATAGACGCATCATGGTTTGTTCTATTATTTATGTTAAATCTAGCCCAATCATTTAAAGTCCTATTAAAGTACATGTCTCCAAATCCGTTGTCTGTAATACCAACGTATTCTTCTATGTAAGATTCTATCGCGGCAGCGTGAGCTTGTTTTATATCTTCACTTGAGTTTGGTATACCACCAATGTCTCTTTCTGTTATAGACAACTTATTCCACACTTTATCAGGTCTGTTCATTGAATAACCTCTGTAACCTCTTCTTTTAAAGTGAAATAATAATCTAGGTTTGTTGTTTTCTGCTAGTATAGGCATACCGTAAAACACACAAGCCATTAGTACATCTTCGAAGAATATCTCAGCAGTCTGAGGTCTTGCGATGTATTCTAAGAAAAAACTATTCGGCGGAACGTCTTCCATTGAAAACTTAGTTAAACCACTTAAAGCTCCATTAGAACCTTTACCATCAACTGTTCCAGATATATCATAAGGGTCACATCCAAAAGCTCCGCAATGTTCATTACCTGGGTATTTTATACCGTTCTTTATTACAACGTGATTCTGTAAACTGACTGGTGGAACCCAAGAAACCATAAATCTTCCGTCTTTATTTGGATGAAATATAACTCTAGTATCTTGTATTCCATTTTCCCATTGAAAACTTCCTTTTGTCAATACACTAGTGTTTCTTAAGTCTTCATTGTAGTCTATCTGTTCGTATATCTTAGTAAGATTAAACAAAGATTGTTTTGCTTCGTCTCTAAAAGCGTGTTGTTCTGTTCTTGGAAATTGTCTGTAGTATTCGTTTAAACTGTCTTGATCTAGTTTTAAACCATCAACCTCATTTTGCCAATGTTCTATAACTCCATATTCAATAAAATTACCATCAACTCCTTTAACAGGGTCTTTAGGTGTGTCAAATACAGGTATTCCATAAACATCTATAAAACCTTCATACGACCATTCCATAGGTATAAACAATCCGTATAACCCAGAACTAGTCTGTCCATTTAAATTTCGTTTATTAACATCTGAGTTATAATAAAGTTTCTTGAAGTTTTCACCTCCTTTATCTAAAGCGTTAGACGTTGAACCCATCATACATTTACCAATAACCCTACTACCTAATCTAAGAGTTGTTTTAGTAACCCTCCAGTTATTTAATATGTTATCTGGTCTTTCCCACTTACCACTCTCATCGTGTACTAGAAGTTTTAATTTCTCACCATCATAAGAGTTGTCTCCAGTATTTTTCCAGTCGATCGTTGTATCAAGTCCTTCTAATTCGTCTAATCTTTCGTTAGAATCTAATTTTCGTCTTGTTAGTTTCGATGCTGGAATCCTATATGCTAATTCTGTTTTAGGTCTATCCATACCATCTTGGATAGGTTTAAAAAAGAAAGGATAATTAATAGATATTGGTACAACTTTGTCTGTAAACATCTTTTTAGCATCTGCTCCAGACTTAGACAATATACCAAATCTTGAGTCACTAG